TGCGGGCGAAGGGTCGGGCACGGGCGGATGTGTCGGGGTTCGTGCGGCGGGTTTGACATAGTTCTCCAGTTCAAGTACACTGGGGTTGATGAGCAAAGGAGGCTCAAATGGGCAATAGGATATCCTAGGTTGGTGAACAAACTTATCAGCCTGATAAGTTTGACAACAGAAAGGACAGGCATGAGTGAGGAAATCGTTTACACCAACATGGGGCATTCGTGGGAGCAAGCCCCGTCGGGGCATCGATGCCGGTTCTGCGGGATTCGGCCATACAGCCCAGATGCGAAATGGCAATGTCATGGCAAACGAGAAGAGGAGGAATGATGAGTGTCGGATGGTTGGATCGTCCCATCAAGTTTGACGGGACGGCAAAAGAGCGAAGCCAGAATCGTGCATCACATGCATGGGTGAGTGACGGCCCAGACGAGGCACCAATCTGTTTGGATTGTGATGTCAAATACTGGTATGTTAGTGCCGATTATGCTTGCGGGGTGGATGTGCCCCGTGAACGCGTCTACTATGAAGGAGAGTGGACATGAGCGAATCGGGGCATGTGCAAATGCTGCGCTGGTTGGAGAAGCAACCGCTGAAGGATCACATGGAGTGGCTGGGGGACGATCCTGTCGCCCAGGTAATGGCTAACCGACTGCGGTACTTTTATCGGGAAACTGAAAACAGGGAACCGTCGCTGGAAGACTTGTATGGTTCTATCACAAACGCCGACATTGTATTGGAGGATTATTACACAGATCACTGTAAAGAATACCGCTACTAATCCATGGAGGTAAACATGGACATCGAAAACATTACCCACACTAACGGCCATCCGTTTATCGAATCGGATGGCTATCAGGCCCCAGCGTCAGCATATAATGTTGCCGCTGAGGCACTTTTCCCAGTGGAGTACATTCCCTCCTCGTACGTTGACCCGCAGGGCATTCTCTGTGTGCCACGATACGAGTCAGGGAGATATGCTGGGGAGCCTCTGAATGTTTATGTTGTACGCAACGACACGAACGAGGCGTTGGGGTTGCATTCCGGCAAGTACGACAAGCGTGCCGACGGATACCAAACAGTGATTGAAACAGCAGAACGGCTGTTTCCCAATTCGGCAACGTCATGCACGTTGTTCGGGCAGGGTGAACGCATGCTGTTGACTCAGGACATTGGTGAAATCATTGATGTTGGGGGTGGCGATTCGTTGCTGCCTCAGATCGTGTGGACCTCGTCCCTGAATGGGACATGGTCCACATCGGTGCATCATGTGTCTCACCGGTTGTTTTGCGCCAACCAGTTGATTGACTCTTCTGCCTTGTGGAAGGTTCGTCGTACCCGCAATCATGGCAGCATGGTTGAGATTCGTGCCGAGATTCTGCGTAAGTCGCAGGAGCGGGCGCAGGCACAGGCTCAGATTGCACGAGTGTTGTCTGATCAGGATTACACAAACGAGCAGTTCTACAGTTTGGTGGAACGGTTGACTCCGTTTGAGGATGATGATTCAGAACGGAAGAAGAATCAGGCGTTGCGGACTCGTGCTTCCATGCATGCAATGTGGAAGGAAGAGGTGCAGGCTTGGGGCAAGTTGGGAACCGGCTTTCAGTACTACGGTAACCGTTGGTTGGCTTACAACGCAGTGCAGGGTGCAGAGCAACATCGTGTGAATGCCAGGTTCAAGCGTGGCGAGGAGCATCGCTTGAGCAGCCTGATGAAGAGTGTTGAAGGCAAAACGCCTTTGGCTGACAAGGCCCACGCCTTGCTGGTAATGGGCAAGTAATCTAAGATACCCTGAACTTATCAGCCTGATAAGTTCACCAACAGATAGGAGAAACATTATGATTGGGGCAACTGTAAAAGAGTTGACAGAACACTACAGGCTAGGAGATGGCACTGTCCGCTACTGGATCAAGGAATGGGATGATTCAACGGATCATCCATTCCCGAAGCCCTTTGCGAAGGTGCAGTTCCGTGTCGATAACCCGTGGGGGTGGACACGCCACCGTCCGGTGTATCGCCTCCATGAAGTGTCTGAGTGGCGCAACGGACTGCGTGCGGCCCAGAAGCGGAAGCGTCAGCGGAAAGCGTTGCGTGCCCAGTGGGAGCGTCCCGTCCTGACGTTGCAGCCGATAGATTCAAGGCCGTTGGAGGACGCGTTGGCGAAGATCAAGGCACTCCGAGCGGAGTTGGAGCAGGTAAAGGTTCAGGTTGCAGGCAAGCCTGTGGACTGGCCGCAAAACTTTTAGGAGAAACATATGAATGGGGAGTTCAAGGATCTAAACACGATCACTGTGCGAATGGATTGCAACACATGCCGACGGCAGGATGTTGCAATCGTGGACAAACCCCGCTATGCTCAGTACATGACCACGCGGTCAACGGTGCAGGAAATCTTTGGGGATCTAACCCCGGAGGAACGAGACATCCTGATGTTGCACAAGAAGCGGGATGACCCGTTTCTGCAACGGTTCCAACCGGAACCTGGATATGTTCCGTACATGTGTCCTCACTGTTACGACCGCATGGCAGAAGAATTGGGAGAGGAGTACGAATGATGATTGTGCTAAACAATAACCACACGCCTTTGGCGTGGTCGGTTAGATTGGGCGGCAACGGTTTGCGAAACTATATTGGAACCGTTCTCGCTGAACACCGTCACCCGCATCCGTTTGTGGTGTGGGGCATGGCGTCCGATGATGGAACCAACTGGGATTGCTTCCAGGGAGATTATTTGACAAACATTCATCAGGCACAAAAGGTCTTTGCCGAGAGGGCAAGGAAAGATCCTGGGGAACCGCTTCAGGAACGCAACTACATCAAGGAGATTAGCAATGGCTAAGACACTCACTGAATTCCCACAGACCCGGCGTGGCCGGGTCGAAGCCTACCCGTGGGCCGATTGGTTCAACGGGGAGATTCACCTGCTGGAGAAGGGCATCGACTTCGATGTGGACCCGAAGAACTTCCGTGCTTCGGCCTACATCGCAGCCAAGCGTCACGGTCTGAAGATTCGGGCTGCGCTGCTGGAGGATGCAATCGCCGTTCAGGTGCTGGACTCGCTTGACTAGGCGAGGCAAAACGTTCACTCATGGCCTCACCGGGTATGCGTCACACAGATGCCGCTGCGATGTGTGCAAGGCCGCAAAGCGAACGTACGAAGAGCATCTGCGGAAGCGGCGCAAATTACCGCCTCAGCCGGTGATGACCAGCGTGCAGCATGATACACTCACTAGGGGTGAGTTGTATCGGCTGCGTGGCTGGGACTGAAAGATCGTGTGGGGGTCGGGGGCTTTACTCCTTTCACCCCGGCCCCCACACACAAACCAGAAAGGCAACCAAATGAACAAGGAAACTGACGAGGCCACCCTTGAGATTGAAACAGCGATCATTGCGGTGCTAAGCAAACTGGTGGCAACCCAGGTCGCCATCGGCGACTTTTGCCACGATCTAGCGCACCTCGCTGCCGGAACAATGGACAAAATGGGGGAACTAATTCCCCCCGAAATAGCCGATTTGCTCACCGCTGAACCCGACGAAAATCCCGATAAAATCAGCGACGAAACGGACGATAATTCTGATTTCGGGAACGTGATTGCGATAACCCCGAACTGGCACCCCAGCCTGGAAACCGACCCGGCGGGGGACGGGGCGTGACGGAAGCCGGTGTACAACAACTAGTTACCGTCACCGTCACCCCCTTTAGGGGGGGTGACGGTGACGGGCCTCGTTACGGTCCCCCCCCTGTAGTCCCCCCCCACGGACGGTCCTTGACGACGGGACACCGGGGGTGCTACCGTGGATGACATGGCCGAAACGGATTGGGACAGCGCCCTGACGGAATTGATGAATGGCGACGAAGCGGGGCAAATCACTTTGGAATGGGGACACGAGGAAGCATTCACCATCGCCGGATTGTGGCTCGTGGCGGTTGATGCCGCCAGCGGCGGCGAGGCCGCAGCGGAGCAGGGGATTGAGTGCCCCGAGTTTGCCCTGACCTGCGATGCAATCGCAGCAGGTATTTTGCTAGCACTGAAGGGTGCCACCGCGATGCGAGAACAAGACATGGTTGAAGTCAACGAAGCGTTGGATAAGTTCAAACGAAAGTTGCTTGGCTAATGATCCACGAGGATGGCCGAATCGTATTGCGCCAGTCATGGCTGGGCACGCTCAGCATGTGTCCAGAAATGGCCCGCCAAGACATGCTGGGCATCAGCGAAAGCACCGAGTCCACATCAACGATGATCGGCACCGCCGTGCATCACGCCATTGAACAATGCCTGATGGAACAAATGCAAACAGGGGATCCGCTGTCCCGCAAGGAAACAGTGGATGCCGCCATGTCGTATTGGGAAGACAACCATCACATTATTGCCCGCTGGAACCGCACCGCCGATGATGCGGTGGAAACGATCCCAGCGAACGTAAAAGCATGGTGGGATCAGGTGCGACCAGAGATTCAACCGTTGGCTGTCGAGCATCGGTTCGAACTCCCGCTGGTTGTTGACCACAAACCAGAGATATGGTTGCAGGGAACCATTGATTGTATTCAAGAGTTTCCACGGCCAGTCGTTGATTGGAAAAACCCTGCCCGCCGCCCCAGGGATGAATGGGAGAAGAAACGATGGTCGGTGCAAGCAGCCGCTTATACTTGGGCGGTTGCGACCGAATACGGACTGAACGAAGCGTTGCCGTTCCAGTTCGTGTATTTAGTAAAAGGGGAAGTGCATACCACTGAGGTGCGCTTCGGACCGGCAGAGTGGGCGAGTCTGGTTGCGCTTGCCCGCTCTGCCGGTGCCCTTATCAACGCAGACCTACCAGTGTGGCCGCTGAACATGGCAGGCTGGCATTGCTCCCCCAAATGGTGTGGTGCCTGGAAAACATGTCGTGGACGGTTCGCTGGCCCAGATCCCTTCAACCAACTATAGAAAGGCAAGGGAATGACAGAAACCAATAACACCGTGACGGTGTTTCGTAGGCAGGTGATTCAAACCGGCAAGTTTGAACCCGCTGAGGCGTCGTGCAGCGTAACCATTGCGCTGCCAGAGGGTTCCTCCATGGAGGATACCGCTAAGATGATTGCCGAGTGGGGAACTACGCTGGAAATCGCCAACTATGAGGCCCTGGGCGTTGGTTACGAACTGAATGAGCAGGGAGTTCGGATGCTTCAAAAAAGCATTCCCCGGAGCGACACGGCTGATCCCGTGGAAACATCGACGGCCGGGAATACAACCACCTCGTATGCCCCCAAGGGCACCGGAGGAGGAGGGCTGGCTGACCTGTGGCGAGACTTGATGAACAACCAGTCGGCGTGGTATTCACCCAACTGGCAGGACAAGTTGAACCCTGAGAAGCAGGTCAACCCGAACGGCCCGGATTACAAGCGCAAGGCAGACGGCAAGGGTATCTGGCTGTCGAAGAAGGACGGTACGCCGCTGATCCCTGATTGGTTCGTGTGCCCCTTCACCGGCAAGGTTGCCAAGGAACTGAATGATGTCGCAGGGCAGGTTCGTTCCTGATGGGCGCGGTCCTGAAGTCCACCGACGAGGTCGCTGAGCGACTCGCTGAGGCCCAGCAGGCCGCAGCGAGCGCCAGCGCCCCGGAGGATGCTTCGGAGGCCGCTACAGGGGCTGTGGGGCCGCCTGAGGGGAATGTTTCCGGTTCCCCCCAGCGGCCCCACCGCTTCGCTTTGACCTCCGCTGTTGTCGACAACCTGATCGGGTTCATTCGCAACCCGGCAGAACGCTGGTATCTGGGATTCCCAGAAATCGATTTGGCGACACGCGGCATCGGCAAAGGCGAAGTGTTTCTCTGCGTGGGTCGCAGTCACACCGGCAAATCGCAGGTGTTTCTCAACAGCATCGTACACAACCTAACGAACGATCCCGCCGCACACATTGTTATCTTCTCAGTGGATGAACCACGAGAACTTGTGGTGATGAAACTATTCTGTTTGCTGCAAGGCCGTTCATCCATCGAAGTGGAAGAAGCAATCAAAGCAGGCGACAAAGGGATGCTTGCCGACCTAGAACGTGCAGCCACCCACGAACTGTCACGAGTCGCAGTAGTTGACGAATCAATGACATTGGAATCAATGTCAGCAGCCATGGACGAAGCCCGTGCATGGTGGGGATGCGAAATATCGTTCTGCATGATCGACTACCTAGAACTGTTGCCCGGAGGCGAAGCAGACGCATCCGGGGTAACAGCCAAAGCACAAGCAGTGAAACGATGGGCGAAAATGCAACGAGTCCCCATCGGACTCGTACATCAGGCTGGCCGTACCGCCGGGGAACGAGGCAAACCAGCCGGTATCCACGCTGGCCGGTACGGCGGCGAACAGGAAGCGATCTTCGTAATGGAGGTGTATCGCAAAAAGGATCGCAGCGACCTCACCGACTGGGAAACCGAATACCACGCAAACTCCATCAACATGAATCTGTGCAAGAACAAGCGAACAGCGCGGCTCGTTGACCACACATTCTATCTGGACCCACAATGTGGACATGTTCACCCATATTGGGAAGAACTCATCCCAGAAGGGAACCGCGGTGGCGAAGAATTCTGATCCGATCAGATGCTGGTTCACCGGCGATCACCAATGGATACCAACAGACCCGTCGGAAACATGGATGTGGAAACAGTGCCGCAAATGCGGGGCATACGGCAATGCGGGACGCAGGGAATCTGATAATGTCAGTGACCAACCCTGAACAGCAAATAGCAAAGTTTGCCACGCTGTTTCGTGGCGGCAAAATCGCCACCGATGACCCAGACTCCAACATGGGGTTTCGGCCGTGGGAAAACCCGCAAGGCGGCTTTTACCCGGCCGACGGTGACGCCCTACAACACGCCTGCAAAGGCCACTTGGCTGAACGAGACTCTCCCATAGGCGTGTACCCGCTCGTGCTGGACGAGGACACTGACACCTACATGGTGTATTGGGGGTGCGTGGATTGGGACGACGGTGAAGAAGAGTCGCACATCCATGCGTTGAACACTCAGGAGGTGTTGCGTCAAACGGGGGTGATTTCGTGGGTGGAGCGTTCCCGTTCCAAAGGCTACCACCTGTGGGTATTCTTTCAGGAGGCGATTCCAGCCCGTAAAGTGCGGGAGGGTCTAATCGCTGTATGTAATGTTGTTGATGCCCCAACAAGGGAAGTAAACCCGAAGCAAATAGAACTAACGGGCAAAGGGTGGGGCAATGGCGTCAGGTTGCCGTACCCGTGTGGGCACCCAGAAGGCCGCAACGTTATTGTTGGCGAAAAGGGTGAACTATCGCTCAACACGTTTGTCGGACTGGCGCATGATACTCGCATCCCAGCGGAGCAATGGGATGCGGTCCATGCCTTGTATCGGCCTCCACGGCGCACGGCACCCCCAGAACGGCCCCTGTTGTCGTTGAGTGGCAGCCAGTTGACTGGGCTGGCTGGTGCGATTCGTCATGGGGGGCCACGTTCCACCGCAGAGAAAGTTGATGGCGACAGGTCAGCGACGCTGTATGCGTTGGCTTGCGCGATGTTTCGCCAGGGTTATGCGTCTGGGGATGTGTTGACAGAGTTAGAGTCAGCGGATCGCGATTGGGGCGGCAAGTTCGCCATGCGTATTGACGGGCGCAAGCGGCTGTGGGAAACAGTACAAAAGGCCAGAACCCATGCGTGGGAGCAACCAAAGGAAGGGAACTCATGAAAGACCGCGACGGTGACCCCGAATCGTGGATTGATCCCACCAAACAAGTCATGGCATGGGTTCACACCCCCACCAGCAAATGGCCAATCTACGAAAAAGAACACGGACTACTTAAACAAGCCCTGCAAGACAAAACCGTAACAGTAACAACACCATGGGGCACAGAAATCAAACCATGAAAGCACACACCGTAATCATCAACCAACGCCCCAAAGTAAAAGCACGCCCCCGCCACGCCAAAAATGGGCGAGTCTTCACCCCCAAAACAACACTAGAAGCCGAAGAACTCGTCGCCCAAGAATGGAACAAACAAATCGGGCAAACGCTAGAAGGCCCACTAGAAGTTGTGTTACAATACTCCCCAGCGGGCAGCATCATCACCGTCATGGAATCCCCCCACGACGCAACAACCCTCAGGGGAGACTTGGATAACTACGTCAAACTCACCCTAGATTCCCTAAACGGTGTAGCGTGGGGCGACGATTCACAAATCGTTCGCATCCACGCCGTCAAGGTAGACCGTGACAATCAAAGTTGAATTAGAACCCTGGGAATACGAATGGGCCACCCACGTTGGGATCAGAAGGTTCATTGAAAACTGGGAAAAGGCAGACGCAGCCCATTACGACCGCAACCGCATGGAAGACGACCGCACCGCCCAAGTTGCAGCCTGCATCGGGGAACTCGCCGTAGCCAAAACCATAAACGAATACTGGTCAGGCCATGTGTGGCCCGGCAACCGGCACGAAGAAAACAAAAGCAGAGCCGACGTAGGCCACAACATCGAAGTACGGCGTGTGCGAACATCCGACAACGCCGCTGTTAGGCGGCGTCAACTAGACAAAGGACTGGTTCTGTTTGTTGTACGTCCTGAGGCTCCTGAGTTCCGCAGCGTTGAAATGCTTGGGTTCATTGATCACGACGAAGCGTGGGAACTTGGAGAACCCTCCGGGTACGACAAGAAAAACACGCGAGTAATCGCCCCACAGCACCTCACATGTGTTACACTGTACTCCATGTGGAGCAACCAAGCAGCCATCCAGTAAGCATTATGACTGTTTGGAGAAGTAGTGAAGCGAAACCCTCGCCCAATACTGTTGGACGACCGGCGGGGCCGAAACAGAATATTTCATCAACGCGATGAAACAGAAATGGCTCAACTCATGCGGCTTGCCCCGTTTCAAGAGGCACTTCTGCCGTCGCTGGAAGCGACAGCGGCCCTCAAAGAAGCCATCGGTGAAGCAGTCGACGCATTGGGGGACGAAGAACAACTCATCTTCAATCTATTGTTTGTGGAGAGGCTCTCGCTGCGGCGCGCCGCAGAAATAATTCTCATCCCCAAAACGACCCTGGCGCGGCGACGAGACAAAATCAGGCGCAGGCTAATGCTGGATCTAGTGAACGAACCAGCGATTCAAGACTGGATGTATCGGGACTTCAGGATTCCGGCCAGTTTTGAAAACAATGAGAAATCATACCCATCAACGACCCCGCCCACATGGCGAACGTAGCGGTAGCCTCGTCAACACCGTCCATCCCGGCATAAAACGCAGCCAACAAACCCTGCGCCTCCTCCGGGTCAAACACCAACAACAAACCTAGTTCACCATTTTTTGTAAACTTAGCGTGAATGCCATCAGCGGTGTCAAACAAATGCGACCCGGCAACCAAATCTTCCTGAATTTCGTCAGCAACATACTCATACTCGGATACGAAATCATGCCACTTGGTGCCGTCGCCCACATCAACCCCGCAGTCGATGCTGAGCCGCAGTCTTCACAACACTAATCGCAGCACCAGCACCCGCAGCGGCGGCAGCCTCCCACGACGACAAATCAGTCACTACCAAAACCCCCAGAAAGGCTTCAACGGCAGTCCACACGGCCCGCTCAAACAAATCACGGTAATCCATTACTTCTTCTTCCCCTTACGGCTGTTCGACCTCGCATAATCATATGCGATGGCGGCAGCCTGATCGCGGCCATACCCCTCCGCAACCAACTTCCCAATGTTCTTGGAAATCGTTGCAGAGTCACGGCCCTTCTTCAACGGCATAATCAATACCTGGGTTTACGCGGCTTTCGCTTCTTCGCCATCAGCGACCAAATGAACGCGGACCCTGAGCGGCATTCCCCAAACCCATCGAACGCAGCCTCTTCGCATCCGACTTTGCCTTCACCGACATGTCCCACATGTTTTCCGACGAAGACGAATCATGCGGCTGATCATCCGGGGACCCAAAAGTTTCCTCAAACGAATCGTAACCCTTACCCTTCGGCACAACAATCTCCTCACATAATAAACAGGGCAGCGAAAGTATTTCCGCCTACAACCCCATCAACCTTCAAAAAGCCCACACTGCGCTGAAATGCCTTCACCGCAGACTGGGTTCTACGCCCAAATATCCCATCAGCCGGACCCGGATCAAAACCCCTGCGTTTCAACGCCTTCTGCGTTTCACGCACAGCCTCCCCCCTGGACCGCCGCCAACGAGACAACGGGCGACCCGTTACCTGAATCCGCAGATCCTCAATATAACGACCAATACCGTCCCAATCGACGCCATGCGGGGAATGTGCAACATCCATGCCGCCTTCAACCCAGTCGCCCAGGAAACTACCAGGACACTCCGTCGCCTTATAGCGACGGTGTGTCCGCACAAACCCATCCCCGAACCGGGCCTTCGCTTCCCCCACAACCGTCAGAAACGCCCTCTGAGCGGCCTCTGGCAGCGTCTGAGAGCCGAACCCGATGTAGCACACCGAAACCGTCTTACGGTCCACCAGCCAGCCTGTAGCGCCTCCTACGGCGTCCCAGCCGCGGCCCTCATAAATGGTTCCGTGATGGTCGATCAGCCAGTTGTACGCGATGGCGTTCCAGCCGCGCACATCCATATGATGCGCTTCGGCGGCATGCAAACCTGCAATGCCTGCACCACCGGCCGTGTGATGCACGACAATGCCTTTGACGCTGCGAGGGTGCAGCGTGGTCCAGCCGCGTTTCGGGGGTCTGGCACCCCATCCGGTTCGGGAAATATAGTCCATATCAGTAACGCGTTTTGTCCCGTCAGCGGACACGACCCTCAATGTCACGGGCCTCCTGCTGTCGCAACGACCGTTCAATCGAATCGCGAATCACCTGATTCCGTTGATCAAACGGCGTGTTGATCCGCACGTTCAACCCCGCCAACGTCGACACCAGCGTCTGAATATACCGTTCCTGATAGCGGCGCTCATTCGGGATGACGCGCCGCCACCGGCCCAAATACGGCAACAAATTGTCGATAACGGCAATGTGGTCATCTTTCATTTTCCACTCGCCCTTGCTGTTTTTCCGCGCCCAACCGATAGCCTCCAAGGCTGGCATCAAAAACGGAACCTTCTCATGCAATACCGGAACCTGCTGATACCGACCCGTGTACGGGATCGAACCAAAAATTTGTTTCCCAGCCCAATACTCAATCGGCACCTTCAACATGGGCGACGCAGAAGAAACCAAATGCTCCAACGCCTCGCCAGTTCCCTGAGCAGTGGGGTCCAGGCGCAGCAAATCTTGGAACGGCAAATCAGGAACCGTGTACGCCTGATCGCCACCAATGCTGAACGGCAACTGGATCCCGAACGGCTTCAAGAAATGATCAGGAACAACGCCTTCGCGTTCCTCGCCGTGTTCCAGGTTGCGTTTGATGGACAGCAGGCGGTTGTAACGAGCCGGATGCTGGGCCATCATCGACAACTGCAACGGAATATTGTTACGAGTCCAAGTATAGAACGGGAATATTCGTTTCCCAACCTCGTGTTCAAACTTAGACAAATCGCCGTAGTTGAAATGCAACCGGTAAACACGCCCCAAAGAATCACCCAGCGAGTCACCAACCCTCAAAGAATACAACCCGGTCGCCAACCGCAATGTTTCCTCAGCGAACGTGTTCGCATGCCGAACACTGGAATACAACACAAACCCGGCATCCATCGGGTTGAAGTTCACCCGAACACCATGAGCGGCACCACCCTTGGTGCCAACAATCCACTCCAAACGGCCACCACGCCGCAGATTGGTTTCCACAGCAGACGCAGCCTGACCGCCAGCATGAGCGCCAACCTCCAGCAACTCAACCATGTCGGTCCACTTGGCTTTCTCCGGGTTCTTCGCAGCCAACGTTCGGGCACCGGCGAGAAGATCGCCGCCGCCCTCAGAATACGCGGCACGCACCATAAGGGCAGTCCTGAAAGTTTCATTCAACGGAATGCCATCAATCCACATGTTGAACATGCCGCCCATTAGGTTACGAGACACAAACCCTGGGGTCGCAACCATCTGAGCCTTCAACCAGTTATGCATACGATCATACGCCTTGAGGAACCCCTTGGCCTGATGCCGATCATTCATCTTCTGAGTAGCCAACATGGCGTAAGTAAACTGATCAGCAAACTCTTGATCACCAACAATGCGCCAAGAACCCCACATGCGCTCAGCGTCATCCCACAACCCCTGCAACATCTCCGGGGTAACATTCTCCAGATTGACATCGCCGCCAAACGAATTCAAATTGAACGTGCCACCCTTTGGAGGGCGACCCAATTGGTCGGCAATGTCCTGCGCCTTACGGGCAGCGTCGCGTTCTATCGAAGCCAATTCCATTTCCATTGCGACACGCTTAGCCTCTATCTCCAACACCTGCTTCTCAGCAGCCAAAATGCGGGCAGTGCGTTTGCTGCCTGCGGCGAACGCCGCCCTCTGGTTTCGCAGCAACGCAGCCTCAATCTGCTCCAACCGGGCCATCTTATTGGCGAGGGTTTGCTGCATTTCTTCAATGACAGCAAACCCGGCAGCACGATTAGCGTGGAAATCCATGCCGTCCAAAATGCGACCCAGCGACATCAAATCACCCAGGTTTTCCTCAACCCCCGCACGAGAAGCAGGATCACGAGGCAAACTTTTTACCTGCTCCTCCACCCAGTTGCGCCACCCACGCGAACGAGGTGATGGGGCGAACCCGCCAGAAGCCGCAGTCCATTCGTCGGCCATTTGCTGATACGGGCCATAAAACGCGCCGCCAGCATCATCAGCGGCTTGCGGGATCACACTGCCACGAGCAATACGAGCGCCCAAATTACGAGACTGAGCATCCCAACGACCCATAATATCCAACAAAGACTGTCGGAACCCCTCCGGCAACTGCAACCCCAACGACAACTCATGCCGCAACACCGACTCCAACTGATTGAACTCATTGATCAACCGAACAAACCCACGAACAGACTCAAACCGTGGATCAGCCAACGCAGCAGTCGTAAACCTGCCAGCCATCAACGCAGGAGGAGCAGCCTCCACATACGGCCCCATCAACGTAGCCGTCGTATCCGGCGAACCATCCGGCTTCACGCGACCCCCCTGCGAACCACGAATCTCCCCCTCCGGGGTTGGATCCCGACGCACCACCGAAGAGCGCCGCGTATAAAAACCCTCATTCGTCATCACCGAATCATCAGCATTGCGGAAACCAGAACGAGACATCAACTCCCAACGATCCAACGCCGCCCGCTCATCGGCAATAATCTGCCGAATCGCCTCAGGAGTCTTCAAACGCAACTCAACCGGAAACGCCTCATCGTGAACATTCGTATCCAAAAACTTTTGCACCGAACGATTCACACGACCATCTGGACCCCACAAATACGGATGCCGGGAACCCTGAGCATGCATCCTCAAAGGCTTCGCCGCCAAATCAGCATCAACCAACACTGTTTGATCAACCCACGCCCACAACGCAGTCAAAAACTCGCGCTGATCATTCAAAGGAATCCCCGTCGAAACAGCACCCGCCGGAGCAGGCACATGCCCCACATGCAACTCCCACACCGCATCCCGCTTAGAGCCAACAACCCGAACCTCAGCCCTGGCCCCAATCTTCTTCTGGGCACGAGCCAATGCACGCCCAACCCGAACCAAAGACTCCCCATTCGGATAATTTGCACGCAACGCTGCCACCACAGCGTCCGTAAACGTTTCCAACGTTGGGGCAGCATAACCGCCAGCCCCCTGACGGGCCTCAGCCAACGTTTCAAACCGGAACCTGCCGAACCCGCGGCGCTGCTGCAACGCAGTCTCCAAAGACTGCAACCCCACCACCGTGCGGTCAGCCAACATCACAGACCGCAAATCATTCATCAAAGAAGGAACCAAAGCCTCCTCCAAAAACGCTATATCATCGCTTAGCATGGCAGCCATATTGTCAATCATCTCAACAATATCGTCACCAACAGCGCCAGCGCCAGACCGCTCCACAACGTCAACAACCGCCTGACGCATGCGAGGAATCGACTCCTCCACGGCCCGCTGAATAACCTCCAACCGCACCACCAGCGGCTCCAACTGCTCCAACAACGGAATAATATCGCGAACAGCGTTCACCACATTCTGCTGCTGCCGCAACGGTGTGCCACTCTCAGCGGCAGCGCCAGCAGTAAACCGTTTCGGATCAGAAGTAATCGCAGGAACGCCGGTTGGATCCATCGGAGCCAACCGGCTGACCCCCAAAATAGATTCCAACTCGTCAGCAAGCCGAATCAACTCAGACGCAGAAAACTCAACCTCAGCAGTAGCCGTCGCAATCTGACGAGACAACTCGCCAACCTGATAATTGACCTCCCCGGCCTCGGCCACATTCTGGTTGATCCACCGTTCAATATTCTCAACAGTATGAGCACGAGGGTTAGCGGAATCTTCAACCTTGCGGGCAGCCACAGCGGCAGCCCTGGCGCTACGCTCCTCGGCGCTAAGATTCTTCAAGGCTTGCTTCACGGCAGACGCCTTTGAATTCAACGCATCCAAAGCCGCCATATAAGCCTTCAAATCAGCAGCGTTGACAACCAGCCCCTGGCGGGCAGCATAATTTTCCAAAGCACGCAGTCGCACATCCCGCGACAGAGAAGAAATATATCCGGTTTCTCGTTCAGCAAACCCGGTCTTGAACATCGAATCAGCGTCGTCAAGCCACCCGGCGTTACGAAACGCCTCATCGATCTGCTCACGCACGGTCCATCCCTCCGGGTGAACCGTGCTGTCCCGACCAAACAGCATCCCCTTGCCTTCATCGGGGGTAGCGGCCCTAGCCCCAGGACGACCGGCCTCCGGCATGTCATGCCTCCACTGCTCGGTGGGACGCAGTATCTGCCGCTCAGTGACCTCGCTCCCCTCTTTGTGGGGGACTTTCAGCAGAGTGCCCTCAACGATTTCGCCGCCCTCATCGACATGGGCTGGCTCCCACACTCGTTCCTGCAAATGGCGGGCTGTTGCCCGACCGCGGGCAGCGGACGCCGACGTGATATCAACAATTGGAGAATCGGGTTCCAGCAACTGGATAACCCAATCGGGGGCTTCCTCCACCAACGGGTCGTCATCCAACATTTTCTTCAAATCCACGAGAATGGCACGGCCCTCATCCGACAAGGTTCGCGGAGCATAGTTGCCTTCAGCCAACAAAACCTGATTGAAACTGCGAGCCAACTCCCCATCATTGCCGTACAAGTCGGGACGCAGCAAAAACTCTACGTCAGCGTCCTGCACGGCACGCCACGCAACCCCAACCCGGCCAATGGTTTCCAAATCTAAAGTTGGGAACCGGCGGCTCAAAGACCTAGCAGTGCGTTGACTCAAGGGAACGCCCCGCATAATGTCATCAATGATTTCAAAAGAAATGTCGGTGAGTTCACCCAACAACTTTTGGTCAGTGATCCCAAAGTTTTTTGCCATGTTGTTTACGAAACCCTGGCGGCGCTGCTGGGCTGCATCAGCCCACAGCGCATGGTATGTTGCGCCACGGTTGTAACCGTTTTCAAGAAAATTGCCGAAAACAATAAAATCAACATTTGGGGTGCCATCAGCCGACTTGGCGCGACGCAACTGCGCCAACATGTTTTTCTCAGGAGTCCCAAACAAAGACCCCATCATCTGCCCAAACTTAGAAGCCCCCAACGTCCCAACAACAGAACCAGCCCCAGCCTGAATCCGACCAAAAAACGCTCCAGCAATAGGCTTGCCGCCCAAACGAGGAGTAATATCCAACGGAGTGTAAGCAGCCCGACGCGCCAACTGGCGCACCCCCACATCAATGGTCTCAGGCAACTTCTCACCACGAGATGCCTTCTTGATCAAATCAACCATCGTAGTGCCCTCAGGCAACGCCCGATTGATCTCATTATCCATAATCCTCGGGATTTGACCGGCACGAGCACGAGCGGACCGATTGATAAACGGAGATGTGCGACTCACACGCCCCAACACTGGCCCAGTGCCGGGGATTCGGAACCGCAACCCGGTTTCGATCCCCAACTCGCGAACCAACGCCTCGCCACCCTCATGCTTCAAAATAGCATTACGAGCGCCAGACACAGACCTAGTCTTAGAGGCAGCAGCAATACCGTCATCAATCATGCTCAACTGGCGGCGCTGAGCATGACTAATAGTTCCCCGCCTCGCCAAATCCGTCAACTCGTTACGCAACGGAGTCAAATCCGTAACCAGCCCCCTAGCGCCACGGGCACGAGCCAACGCCCCCAAGCCGCCAGCATAAGCCCACGGATCCAACAACACATCGCCAGTGAAACCAAGAATACGGTTACCCCAACCGCCCAAACCAGCATCAATGCCCAAATCGGCAATAATGTCACCAAACCCGTGATGCTCACGAGTTTGCCTCAACCAATCCGAAGCCGAAAACCCCTCACCCTGGAACGCAT